GGTGCCCGGCACACCGATGCCCTGCGGACCCGGATCGCCCTGAGGGCCGGACGGGCCGGGTGGTCCTGGTTCACCTGGTGCACCGATACCCGGTGGGCCGGGATTGCCCTTCGGACCCGGATCGCCAGGTGGGCCGGGATCACCAGGCGGACCAGGTGGGCCGGGAGGTCCGACACCGCCGAGCATGGCGGCGCGAGTGACACCGACGACGACGCCTGCCATCACGGACCCCCACCGGACACCCACGACACAGGTACCTCGATGTACGTGCCGAACGACACCTCGGGACCGGTGACGAGGTACGTCACGAATTTGCTGCTGTCGTCCTCGTCCTGGATGTCGATGGAGTCACCTGCCGCGAGGTTCGACATGTACCGCGCCGCGTCTCTTCCCGACGCTGTGTCGGTGGCGATCGACAGCTTCGTCACCAGCGTCGGGTCGGCATTGTCGGATTGCACCTGCCCCGACGTTGGTGGTGTTCCCGAACCCGCGGCGAAGTCGTCGTACTCGAACAGGTACGCCGAGCCAGCCGGTGTTCCAGGCGCTCCAGGTGTTCCCGCCGGGCCTGGCGGGCCGACCCATTCTGGGTACGACTCGGCTGCGCCGCCGGGGGCGGTGTCGGTGTACAGCGGCACCGACATGAGGTCGGACAGGAACGACCGGTGCCATTGCGCCTGCCGGATCGCCGCACCGTACGGGCCAGGTGCCGCCGCCGGGTCGAACCCGACCGACTGCGCCCCCGTGGAGACAGTGGACACCGGCAGCGTCGGTTCGAGCGTCGCCGCGTACGCCTCCCACTGCAGAGCCGCCGTCAGGTGCGGGCTTTCCGGCCAGTACGACAACTCGGCGATGCTCAGCGCCAGGTCAGCCGAGAGCCCGCCGCTCGCGGGAGGGTCGAGCGGCGGCGCCCACGTTTCCCAGCCCGTGACGAGAGGCGCGGTCATAGGGATCAGACCAGTGCAGCGTTCGCGAACGGTTTCGCGCCGGCCGGGACCTTCTCCGTCGGCGGGTTCGTGACGATCATGCCGAACCTCGCGTGAGCCTTCATGATCACCGTGTTGTCCTGGAACGCGGAGATCAGAACCTTCCCGGTGGCGTCCGCGACGACGGCCTGATCGGAGATCGCGTACGTGATGTCCTGACGCACACCGATCTGCAGCGCCGGCCAGTGCCCGGTGACGAAGTCCTTGGTGACGGTCGCCGGGAACTGGTCCCAGGTGATCGGGTATCCCCAGAACGTCTGCAGACCGCTGGCCTGCACGGCGCTCGGCCCCAGCAGGAACGCCCCGGTGTTGTCGCGGAGGTTCCGCAGCACAGCCTGGGCTTGGATGTCGGCGACGTGCCCGGTGACGGGAAGACCCTGCGCTTCGACGAGTGCCATCGCATCGTTCGCGGTCGTCGCGGCGTCGTCGCCGGCTGTCGCGGTCGCGGTCTGGCAATAGGTGGCGCTGGTGATGCCGCCGACAGGGAAGCTGGCCGGGGCGTTGGTGCCGAACAGCACCGCGTTGTCGAGCGCGCGTGCGATCGCCGACGCGAGCTGAGGCTGAACGAAACCCCACAGGTTGACGGAGGTGTCGTCGAGGTACGCCTGCGGGATGGAGACGACCGCCGCGATCTCCTCGGCTTTCATCGTCTCCATCGCCACGGACAGGTCCGTGAACGGCTTACGCCCACCCGCCTGCGCCACCCAGCCCGCGACCGGCAGACCGGTCTGCACGGGCATCTCGGTGACACCGGTGGGCATGGGCACTTTCTGCCCGAGTGTCAGTACCGCGGATTCCTTCTGGACGACGCCGAGGATCGCCGCCGCAGTCGAAGCAGGGATGATGCCAGAGAAGTCGATGGAGCCGGCCATGACGGCAGCCCTTTCGGGAGGCAGCAAAGGATGACGCCGCTTTGCTGCATCCCGACTTCGGCGACCCTCAGGCCGGCGGTACCACCGTCACGGCCCGGATGACGAAGTCAAGCCGAGAGATCGACGCGCGATCCCCCCGCCCGGATTCGGCTACCGGCTGCCCGCCGGTACGACCGTCACGGGCATCACCGACCAGACTAGCCCCCCTGGTCGATCTTCGACCGAAGCCAATCCTCGTCGACGATCTTCGGGTGGACACCCTTCGGGATCTCCGGCGCTCGCACCTTACCGCGGCCGTTCTCGGCGGCCGCGAGACCTTCGGCGATCTTGTCGACTGCGTTCTGGATCATCTCGGTGTCCGGCTCACCCGCGTCGTCGACGAACTTCGTGAGGTCGATGACATCCAACAACGTCGAGACGCTGGGGAGTTTCGCCTCGGCGGCCTTCGCCCGGAACTCGGCGGCGACGAGTCGCACACCCGCCGACCGGGCGCCTTCCTTGCGGCCTACGGCCTTCGCTTCCTCGACGGCCTTCTCCGACTCGGTGAGCTGACTGTTCCGTAGCTGCGCGAGTTCCCGTTCGGCCTTGTTCCGGTGCTTGCGCTCGATCTCGTACTTCGACGTCAGGTGCTTGATCCGCTCTTCCGGATCCTCCGGAGCTGCCTGTTCCGTCGCCTCGACCGGTTCGGCCGGCTGGGTGGGTTCGCTCATGCCGTCTGTACTCCTCCGGTCGGTGCGGCCGGTACGGTGACCGGCTCGACGGGCTCCATCGCTTTCCATGCCTCGATGTCCTGCGGGCTCGCGCCCCACTTCGCCCACAGCACGTCACGCGGCACGCCGAGCTGCGCCATCTTCGTCAACGCATCGACGACGACACCTTCACTGCGGGTCTCGAAGTCTCTCCAGATCACCTGAGCGGAGAAGTTCACCGCGCCGGGATGGCCCATGAACCCCAACGCGAGCCGCGCGACTTCCTCCCACGCCTCCCCGATGTGCGCCGCGCGGCGCTGGACCTTCGAGACCAGACCCGACTCGGCGGCCTTCAACGCATCCCCGGAAGCGTTCACGATCTGACCCAGCAGGTAGTGCGGCGGTGTCTGAGTGATGGCCGCCAGTGCGGCGACGTCTTCCTTCACGGCGTCGATGTAGCCGCGGAGACTCGACTCGGGGATGACACCGATCTTCGCGTTCTCGTTCTCGCTCGCCAGCAGTCGATCCGCGCCCACGTTGAACGGCGGAACCGGCCGGCCATCCGCGCCCTTCACCTTCACACCCGTCGCGGTGACCTGTCGGAACGCCCCGAAGTCTGTCGCCACCAACCTGTTGTACGTCGTCGTGTTGATGCGCTGCTGGATCGTCGCCGCCGCGTGCAGTTCCGATCGTGGCGGGCCGATGGTCCGCGGCGCGGGGATCACGTCGACGTACGGAACGATGCCGGTCGGATTCGGCTGATAGACCGGCTCCCACGTCCCGAACCAGGTGATCGCCGCGTCGGGGGTGATCAGGATTTCCTGCTCCGTGTCGGAGACTTCCTGCTCGCCCTCGATGTCGAGAACCGACTTGTACGCGGCGACCGGCTTACGTCTGGTGCCCGGCGCGTACAGCAGCGTGATCTGCATCGGATGCTCGGGGTAGATCGTCACACCCAGCGGGTTGTCTTCGTCCGGCCACACCCCGCAGGTCGAGTTCGCGCAGACGAGCGCGTCAGTCTGAACCATCTCCGAATCGGCATCCATGTGCGATGCCTGCCAGATGTCCCAGACGAGCGCATCGATGTCCGGGTCACCGAAGGAGAATCCCTGTACTGCGAGGCGTTCCGCGACGGCGTTGACGACGAGCTCGCACCAGTTGGTACGGGCTTCCTGCATCAGCCGTTTGAACAGCTGCCGGGACTCGCCGGACATCATCGTCGCCGGGACTTTGCCGTCGTACAGGTCGGTGTACTTGATGCAACGGATCCGCTGCGCTTCCAGTTTCGCCCGGCCGAGTTTGCGCCAGCGGTCGGCGGAGATTCCGAGGTACCGGTAGGTCGGTGCGGGTTCCGGGGGGACGAACAGTGCCGTGGTCATGAGCCGTGTCCCGTCAGTTGAATCCGGCTGCAGCGTAGTCCGGCGCGTCTTCGGAATGCCGCATCGCCCGGTCGAGCCCCATCACGGCCGCGATCAGACCGTCGACTTTCTCGAGGGACCTCTGCTTGTCGAACTTGATGTTGCCCGCCGCGTCGGTGCGTGCGACGGCGTTGCCGGCCTGCCAGCGCATGATCGGCGAACCACCGTGGTGCAGCTGCGCTTCGGCGACAAGCCGCAACAGCTCGCTGGAGGCCGCCGACATCGACCGGGCCGACTGCGGCATCGGGACCATCGGCCACCCATCATCGGACAGATCGGTGGCGAGTTGCACGCTGTTCCACGGGTCGTAGGCGACCTCGACGATCTGATACCGGTCCCGGTCCTCTTCGAGCGCACGCTTGATCGCCCGGTAGTCGATCGCGGCCGAGTCGGTCAGCGTCAGCGCACCGCCCGAGACCCATACGGTTGCCTGCCCGCCGGTGCGGCGGTTCAGCTCCGGCAGCTGCCGCGCCGGCGCGAAGTGCCGCCACAGCACATCGAACGATCCGTCGTCGGCCGGGAACACCAGCGCGTAGGCGGCGAGGTCTTGGGTGGTCGCCAGGTCGAGGCCGGCGAACGCGCGGCGACCGCGGCAAGCCGCTGGCAGCTCGG